GGTAAATTCTGGTGAACCAAAAATTACTGCTGAAAAACAGAAGCCTTCTAAAGGTAAAAAACAGTGCGTAGTTAAATCTCCGTTTTTGTTTTCTGATGGAAAAGATAAAACTGTTGGAAATAAAGTCTCATTATCTGCGGTTGAAGAGGAAGACTATCGCAGACGAGGTTTAGTTTACTAAACTAATTACCTGTTTTTCAATCAAAAATCAAGCTGAGGATGTCAAAATGTCAGATTTTAAAAAAGAATTATCGAAAACCAAGGTTACTTTAAAAGGTAATCAGAATGTCGGTGGTAAACCTTGTGTTGACGGAGAGCAAGTTTCTGTTACTGAAGGGCAAAAAAAGCTTATGGGGAAACGCGGTTTACTTAAATAGTAAATTGCTAACTCTGTAATTAATTTAAACTAGGATAGGAGACATCGAAATGTCAAACACTAGATCATACATGGGTAAAGGTTCTATTTATCTACGTGAAAGAGGCGCAACAACCGGTCTTCTTCCAATCGGTAATGCGAGTGCTTTAACTTTAACGCTCAATGAAGACAAGAAAGAGCAAAAAGATTACGAAGAAGCGGGCGGCGCAGTAACCTCTTCGGTTTCCCGAATTAGTTCTGTTACAGGCGCTTTAACTGCTTTAGATTTTAACAAAGGAAACCTTGAGAAAGCATTACGTGGTTTAGTGACTGCTCATACTGGCGCTGCACAATCTAACGAAGCTCAAACTGCTAATCTTGGCGCGTTTGTTAAGTTTGATAATCTACCCGATTTAACTCAAACAATCACTGTTACTAATGTTGGCGCGACGGTAACGTATACGGTTGACCTCGATTACGAAATTAAAAACGGAGGTATTAGGATCCTCGATACTCCAACTGTAATTACTGATGGTTTAGCAATTGAAGTAAACTATACTTCTGTTACGTCAACAATAATTGAAGGATTGACTGTTTCAGGTAAGCAGTATGAGTTAGTTTTTGATGGTCTTAACGAAGCTGACAGTGGTAAATCGTCACTTGTTACTTTGCACAAAACTAATTTCAATCCTGCTGCGGCACTTGATTTGATTGGCGATGAATTTGGCGAATTAGCAATGACTTTTGATGTATTGAAAGATACAGCAATTGTTGGTGCAACGCTTTCTAAATTCTTCAACATGGTTTTGCAAGACTAAGTTGAACCCGTATTAATTAGATGTGTTGATGCTAAAAAAAGGGTTGCGTTTTGTAACCCTTTTCTTTTTGGAGAATAATAAAAATGGCTAACGAAGACGAAATTGTAAAACTCGTTATTGATGCTGAAAACTTAACGTCAGATGAGTTGCGAGAAGCAGCTAATGAAGTTGATAGATTAGGTAACGAAGCCGTTGCTACCAATAAAGAATTAAAAAAATTAAAAATAGACAAAGCTAGTATTGAATCATTCGAACGACTTGGTGATGAAGTCAACGAACTTGAATCCGATTTTGCCAAAGCTACTAACGAATATAAAAAATCATCAATTGCGCTGAAGAAAAACAAAGAAGCAACTGATGCTGACAGAATATCACTTGAGAGACAAAAAATCGCTCTTATAGAGCAACGTAAAATTCTTAACGCAAATCAGTTAGCTTATCGAAAACTTACCGCGCAATTAAAAGACATTAGCGTTAACACGGCAAATGCTGCTGTAAAAAAAGAAGAGCTGAACGCGGCAATTAAACGAATTAAAATAAGCAGTGATGAACTTCGCGCTTCTTACAATAAGCAAGCGAATGCTTTAAAAAAATCTATAATCAAAGAAAAAGAATCAATCAAAGTAAGCCGAGAGAAAGCTGCGGCACATGAAAGGGCTGCTGCAGCAGTTGAAAAAGAAGCTTCTGAAAAACTCAAATCTATTCAAGCCGATCGAAAAATAGTTAAAGAAACTAAAAGGGTTACTGCTGCGGTTAAGAAATATGAAATTGCTTTAGGGAAACTCAACGCAGAATTGCGTGAAGGAATAATAACTAAAGGCGGCTACATTAAATCAGAGCAAAAACTTAGACAACAATTAAAACTAACTGAAAAACAAGCGAATATTACCCGTAGAGCTGTTGAAGCTGATTCTTTACACAACACTAAACGTGGAAAAAGTACTGACTTCTTAACTAAATCAACTAGAAGACTAGCTCAAGCGTATGTTGTTTTAATTGCTGCTCAAAAAGCGGCGCAGGCTGTTAGTGCTTCAGTAAAAGGGTATGGTGATTTAGAAGTTGCAATAACAAAAGTTGAAAAAACTACCGGACTAACTAAAGATAAACTATTAGAACTTTCAGAAGAATTACAACGTCAATCTTCTGATGTTACACCAACGGCCACAAATGAATTATTACGCTATGCTGAAGTTGCAGGCCAGTTAGGAATTGAAGGTACTGACAACATTTTAGCAATTGCTCAAGCGGCTGATTTTTTAGCTGTATCAACAAATTTGGCAGGTGACGAGGCTGTAACACTGTTAACCAGAATGCTTCAAATGTCAGGTGAAGGAACTCCGGCTATTCATAATTTGGCTTCTGCTATTGTCGAACTAGGCAACAATACTGCTGCTACGGAACAAGAAATCGCGGTAATGACTAAAGAAATACTGACAGGAACAGCCTCTTTAAATCTTGGTTCAGCAGCCGCAGCAGCATTTGGGGCAACGTTAAAAGAAACTGGGCAGCAAGCAGAGCGATCACGAGGCGCGTTTACAAAACTATCAAATGCTATTAAATCTGCTTCTGTAAAAGGCGGTGAAGACTTACAGCGGTTAGCGGACTTAACCGGACTAACGGCTGATGAAATTGAGGTTAATTTAGGCGAACGTCCTGAAGTTGTCATTCAAGCTTTCATAAAAGGTTTGCGTGGAGTAAAAGAAGAAGGAGGATTGGTTTCTGAAACACTTAAAGGTTTTGGTATTGACGGTATTTTAGCTCAAGGTGTTTTAGGTAAACTTGCGGATTCTTCAGATAGACTTGCTCGCAATGTTGACCTTGCGAACGCGGCTTTTGAATCGGCTGATAAACATATTGAAGAAGCAACAAAAGCTTATGCTACTCAAGACGCACAACTGGACAGGTTGGTTAATCGTTTCACAGATTTAAAAGCTAGTGCTGGTGAAGCTTTCGCAGATGAAACTTATGAGGGTGCAAAAGCGTTAAATGATTTGATGAAAGAACAAGAAGGAAACGTTGCTGAATTGGTTAATCTGTTTTCTGAATTGGGAGAGTTTATTTTAGAGGTAGCAAGTGACGCGGAAGGTTTAGCAACAGCGTTACTACCGTTAGAAACCGGCAGAGCGCTATTTACTGTATTAAGAATTGCTCTTAATGATCTTCAACTAGGAATCAATGTACTTACCGCTTCGATTCTTCAAGTTCGAATTGCTTGGAACGAATGGATAGGCGCAAGTGTTGAAGACTTAAATACGCTTTATGAGGCGCAAGACAAAGCTTTTAAATCTATGGAAGACAATGTTAAAGATATAGCAAACGCTGAGGCTGATTGGAATAAAACGTCTTCAGCGACATATCGTGATTTACAAAAAAACGCTGAAAAATATTCTGGTGCGTTAAAGTTTTTATCTGAAGCACAAAGAGAGGAACTAGCTGAAGCATTAAAGTCTAGCAATTTTAAAACTGAACATAACGCTCAGTACTCTAAACTAAACGCTTCTATCATTAAAGCGCAAAGAGAATTAGAAGCTGAAGCTAATAAAATTGAACTTGTAAATAATGCTAGAGAGATTAGTAATAAAGCGAAGCAAGAAGATCTTAAGCTTCAAGAAAAATTAAATTCAACATTAAATGCTTACGGTAAAGATCTTGAATTGTATGAAAAAGCACTACACAATGTCACTATAGAATTTCAAGAAGGGCTTATTACTAAAAAAGAATATCTTTTAGAAGTAGCAAACTTACGAAAAGCAATGAAGCACGTTATTGAAGAAAATGGCGAGTTGGCGGGTACTCAGAAAGCGGTTAATAATGAATTTGGTTCTTCTACTGATGTGATTTTAGGTTTAGTTTCTAGTGTAAGAAAATACACTAACGATATTAATAATTTAAAAAATCAACTTCGAGGTTTGGCTGAAGGTACGCTTGAATATGAAGAGACCGTTTTAAAACTTCAGAAAGCGCAAGAACGATTAGAGCAAACAGGCGCTAACTTAGATACCATTCGCAAAGTAGAAACCGCCACCATAAGCGAATTAATTGTAATGCAGAGGCAACACAATTTTGAATTAGCTGAACTCGAAAGACTGCGTGTTACGAGACAAATAACAGAACTGGAATATAATAAACGATTAGAAGATACTCGTTTTAAAACTGAGCTGCTGGCTGAAGCCATTGGCAAAACCACGGAGGCGACAATAGAGCACACTGAGGCCATTAATGATAATTCAACCTCATTACAATCGAACGCGGGTGCGCAAACGGCTAATGCTAAATCTGTTGGTAAAACGGCTCAAGCGGCTGATGAAGTTTCAACAGCCACTTCCGTCTGGTTAATAATGCAGCATCGTCTGAATAAAGAATTAGATTATTCAAGTCAAAGTACAGATGAACTGAAACAAAAGACAAAAGATTTAGAAAAAGAATATCGTTTTGCTAGAACCACTGTTAGCGGCTGGTGGGACGATGTTATTCAAATGAATAATGCGTATGTTCGAAAGCAGCAGGCAACAATTAAAGCAACCTTGGCTTTGCGTGATTATAACGAGCAATTAGAAAGCGGAACTCATAGTCTCCAAGAAATTTCTAGGTTTTCTGCAAAAGCAGACAGGTTGGTTGGTATCCTTGGTGAAAATCAGTTACGCCCTTTGCGTGATGCAATCGAAGATGCTAAGAATGAATTTAGGGATTTAGATGATACAATCAATGACTCTTTTGATGATGTTCAGGATCGGTTAGACGCCATTTTGGGAAATGAAAAAGCGATTGTAAAACGCCAGTTCGAAAAGGAAATGCAAGAACTTTTAGATTTGCTCGATCAAGCACGCGAATCTGGCGATAATAAATTAGTCAGCACTATTCGAGACGCTATCGCTAAACTTAAGCAGGCTCAGAATTTGGAGTTTAAAAGAGATTTTGGTGAAAATCGTAATACCAGTACAAACAATAATAATTCTAATAATACTGGCGGCTTTTCTAACAACTCAACAACACACACTGTTAATATATTGTTACCGACGGGTCAAACAGTTTCTTTTAACGCTGCTTCTGCAAGTGATGCCGATTCAGCAGTACAAGCACTCACTTTGCTTGGCGAAGTAAATATTGCGGGAGTAGGTTAAAATGACTTTAGATGATGGTGTTACTATAATTACACTTCCTGATTCACTAGAATGGATTGATGAATACCAATGGTCGCCTATAGGTCAGGATATTCAACCTACAGTGGGTGGAGGTGTTGTAATTCAAGAAGGAAACCTTGTAGCAGGTCGCCCTATTACTTTAAGAAGTGGGGTTGATGTTTGGATAACCAAAGCTGTTTTAGATGCCTTGTACTCTCTCTATGCTGTTTCTGACAAATCTTACACGTTAACCATTGCGGACGCGAGGACATTTAATGTAATGTTTGATCGAAGTTCAGGAGCAGGACTTGAGGCAATTCCTGTTTGGAGAAAGAACGTTCAAGAATCAACCGACTACTATACAATAACCCTTATACTAATGGAAGTTTAAAATGACTATTAACAATAATGACATTAAGATTTTTCAAGCGCAGGATAATACTGATAACGATTCTGGTGGAGGTTCAAGAACCGCTGTTGAAATCGTAGACGGAAATGTTAACAATTTGTTTCCCGACATTTCGCGTATTGATACCGTTTCGGGAGATGTTGCCTTGCGTAAAATATTCCCGACAGTTGACACTTTGAATAACGATACTTATTTCGGTGCTCATGCAATGTTAAGAAAAACGCCTACTGACGTGAACGTAAGTGCCTTGTTGGTTCATACCGATTCACCACACGACAAAAGACTTGATGCACAAAATGCTATTGAGTCGTATTTGATTGCTAGTTATCAAGAAGAGTTTTACTTATTCGGAAATCATGTTAGTGGCTCTAAGTCTGTTACGTTTTTACAAAGAACCACTTCTGCTCCTCCGGTTGTTGGTGAAGTTTATATGCTGCGTGAACCTAATTTAACAGAGCAGTACGTTAGAATCTCTAGCGTAGATGTTAACGAAATTATTTTAGCTTATTCTTCAGGTGGAACAATTACTGATTACACTCGACGTAGAATTATATGTGAAATAGAACAACCTTTAGAGATCGCGTTTACGGGTTCTAGCTTTTTACCAACGGGCCAAGCGCCGAATACTGCTGATACTTTTGCTACTCAAATCGCAAATGCGGCTAAATTTTACGGAACTAAACTTTTAGCGGTGAACGCTACAACGGGTGATTCGGTAATTACTGTTGATGATATTTTCGAACAAATAGTTCCTGCTTCAGTAACTCAAACCCCAATTGTAAATTCTGACGCAGTTATCGATGGTTTATCATTATTACCAACAGGCAGGATTATTACAGGAATAGTTTCTAATGCCAATGGAGTAGGTTTAATTACAGTTTTCCCTAGTTCGATAGTTCCAAACTCGATTACAAAGTTTTATAGCACATTATATTCAGACGACGGTAAAGGTAATATTATCGAAATTTCTTCAGGTGATATTAAAGCTACCGTTGATTATAAAAGTGGGACAGTTACAATGACTGTCTCACTTGGTGGTGGTGGAACTTGTAATTATGAAGTGGCTAATGTTATTGAATCTGCAACAGAATTCACAGGTGGAACTCTTATCACTCAAGGTAATCAAAATTTAGTTTATGTTAAAAACTTAAGTCCTAGACCTTCGATAACCGATTTATATATTGATTATCGAAGTAATGGAAAATGGTATAGAATTTCGGCTAATGCAGATGGAACTCTTGGTCAAGACGCTTCAATTGGTGCTGGGACGATTTCGGACAATGGCGATAATACAGGTACTGTTTCATTAACGCTTGGCTCATTACCAGACATTGATTCGACTATTATTTTTTCATGGGGATCTGCCGACAGGTTTACTCATCACAGTGATACTCGAATTATTGAAGCAGCAACAACTACTGTCCCTGAAATTTCCACCAGATACATTAGGATTGTTTTAGATCATTCAGACATTAACCCTTTATCTTTTGTAATGAAACTATATGATACAGCGGTTTCGGCATTAATCAATATTACTTCTGATGCTGATGGAAATTTAATTGATACAGCTAATGTAGCAAGAGTTATTGGTGGAAGATTAGATTTCATAAACGGAATTGTTTACATTGAAACGGTTAAATCGATTAGTCGATTTCCAACTCTTGGAGCTATTAACCAAAACGTTGTTATTGATTATGACCAGTATACTACTAATGTTAGTGACCCTCATGAAATTTTAAATAAAGTGGGCAGCAAAACTCCTAGCGGTTCTGAGGTTTTAATTACTGAGGTAACAGCAACAGGAACTGTTACTTTTAATTTAGGAGACGCTATTACTGATTTAAAATCGGTTCGAATCAGTTTAAATCTGGTGCCTTCTCCTGATAACAATTGGGGAGGCGTAGTGGCTTCTTATCGAGATAGACGAAGAACAGTTTTATTAACTTCTGATGGTTCTGGAAATTTAACGCAACAAGGAGCCGTTAATTACGGAACAATTACAGGAACCGTTGCTTTGAATGGTGATGTTTCGGTTACTACTATTTTGAACTCTCATCAAATTGATAATCCTGCCTACGCGGGATCTTTTGGTGCTGCTCCAAAATATTTAACCGTTGTTGATGCTTTCTATACTGTTGATAATTTCGATTTAAGTTTTGAGTATCGCATTGATTCCCCTTTAGGAGGCGTCCCTGTCACTTCTTTTAACATGGACGATACTGCTGAAAACTTATTGAAATATGTAATTAATACTGTAGGTGGAATTTCAGGAAACTTAGCTTTCAATTTCCTCGTTGAAACAACAACAGATCAAACTTACTTAATGTTTACTCGTCAGAATGAGTCTATTATTTACAATGAGTTTAATACTACAACAGGGATAGGTACTCAGATTGGAACAGTGAACAAAGCCCGAGGTGAAATTGTTTTAGATTGGTTCGAAAGGCCTGCTGATTTATATTTAGATTTCTTAGCTTTGTTCACTGATGAAATTGAAACGATTGAATATGATACGGGTGTTTATACTGCTCCTTTTAGCAATGTTGTTTTTAGAACCGCGTCTACTAAATTATCGACTGGAAGTTTCCAGCTTCGTTACGAATCAGTCAACGGTGCGCAATCGGCAACGACTGACGCAAACGGAGTTATCACAGGTGTGGACATTAATTCGGCAACGTCATATGTTGATTCTGTAACGGGAATGGTTTTTATCGAATTTACTTCAGAAGTTTTAGCGCAAAGTTTAAAGTATGACGCGGTTGCTGAATCGTCACTACCTCTTGACCCGTCTTTACTTGGTTTGAATCCTGTTCGTTTACCAATAGATGGGCGCGTTCCTGTTTTTACAGCAGGCGGGCATCTTGTTATTTTTAATGAAGTTAATACACCTGTCGCGGGTGGTGGTACTCCTGTTGCTGATCAGGTTCAAGTTTTAGCACGAGTAGGACAGTCTGTAATCGAAGTGATTGATGTTAATGGGTTGAGGTTAAATTCAACTCAATATACATTAGATAAACCTACAGGAACGATAACTTTCGGGAACCCGTTGGTGTTAGAGGATAAACATGGAACGACTCTAACAGCGCCTTATGAGATTGTAGATAGAATTGAAGATATGCTTCTTGCTACTGAAGTCCAAATTAACGGTTTAATCACACTATCGGCACCTTTAGCTAACGATTACACAGCAGGAATAACTTATATTGCTTCATCATTAGTATTCGGTGACACTGGTTCTAGAGTCTATAATTATTTTGCTCAGGAAATTTGGAACAATGGAAATCCCGTTTGGTCAGATTCATTAATTGGAGATCCAACAACTGCGCAGTATGATGAAATTAATAATCCCATTCAGATTGATAATAAATCATCAACGTCGGGACGATGGGCTATTATTTTTAGAACAAGCACAACGGTAGACGTTGTTGAAGAAAAACTGGGAATTGTTGAAGCAGGAATAAGCATTTCAATTGACGATGTTGCTCCAATCAATCCTGCCACTGGTGCGCCTTATTTTGTAATGTCAGCCGCTGGTTTTGGTTCTGGTTGGGTTACAAATAATGTAATTAGAATTAACACTGATTCAGGAGACAACAATTTGTGGGTTATTCGAACGGTTAAATCGGGCGCTCTAATTGAAACTTTAGATTCCATTGAATTAGAAATAAGAGGAGATGCAAACTAATGACTACTCGATTATATTCTTCGGACGATGTGGGTGCTCCTGCACATTCAGGCACTACTCTGGGACAAGTGTTAACAATTATCAGAGCTTGTTTAGTTGATGGTTACGGTACTCGAACTGCTGCGGGTTGGACAATGCCTTTTTCTGATTTACCAAATAACAAAGCTGTGTTCAGAGGTCAATCTGGTTTAGGTGATTACTTTCGTGTCGATGATAATTTTAATTATGAGTGGAGCGAAGTTACAGGCTTTGCAACGATGAGCGATGTTGATACTGGGGCCGAACAATATCCTACGATTGGAGGGGGGGCTAACGATACGGTTACTGATTGGAAAATGCCAAATCGTGATAGTAATAATGCACTCTATGATGCTTGGTATGTAATTGCTAACGAAGAATTTTGCTACGTTATATTTAGAGCTACTAATACTTATCGTGCGTGTTTCTTTTTTGGTGAGTATGAAAAAATTAATCCTACTTCAACCGTTCCTAACCAAATTGTTATTGGTAATGCGACAACAGCTATTAATATTAGCGCTGCGCTTGTGGAGTATTCTTTTTTCAGAGGTTCAGAAACAAACGATAGAACATATCAACGCAGGAATCATTGGAACGATGTAAACAGAAATACTCGACTCTACATGGAATATTCGACAACGCCTTATACTCAACCAAATCCTGTTGATGGGAAGTTTTATTTTCACAGAGTTAAGTTGAGAGATAGAGATAATACACCTTATGCTATTTGGGGACACATGCCTGATGTAATCGTAATGAATGATGGAGGGAGTGAGGAAGCTTTTAATCCTATTGGAGATAGACTGGTTGTTAATGGCGATAATTATATGGTAGCAAAAACCGCAAATGGCTATGTCTGGGGTTGGAGGTATGACTTAGATGTCGGTTAATAATCTTCTACTATTTAACGGCGCGGATTTGTCTCAAGTTTTTAACGACGACGGTTTAACGCCTTCTACGTGGACTATTGAAAACGGTACGCCAATTATTAGCACCGATGAATTTAAGTTTGGAGGAAGTGGTTTAAAATTGGATGGTTTAAGTAATTTATTGACGACAGATTTCGATTTGGGAGATAGCGCAAACAACTCCTGGACTTTAGAGGTTTGGGTTTGGGTTGACCCCACTATCAGTAATACTTCAGGAACGATTATTAATTTTGATTCTAACACTCTTAGAGGTTTGCAATATACAATTAACGGGAGCAAATCTTTTTCGTGGTATGATGCAGGCGGACGGTGCTATGTTGATTTAGAGCAAACACCTATTCAGGATAGCCAGTGGTATCATGTTGCAGTTACTAACGATAATGGTTTGATTACTTTATTTTGCAATGGTGTTTCATCTCGTTCAAAATGGCGAACTACTTTTGATTATACGGGGCACGACGTTAGAATTGGTAAATATGGAGTTGGTGCAACTATGAGTGCTCCGTGGGAAGGTTACATTGACTGTCTTAGATTTACACCAAATGAAGTTTTATATAATGCGTTAAGTACTCCAATAAATATTCCTTCATCTGAGTTAACAACAACCACTGTTGCTCCTCCAATAATGTCAACAGATCACGTTTCAATTTTAGATTTAGAACCGTCTGATAATCCTGTTGGGGTATTTATAGGTCTTGCTGATAATCACATTGTAGAAGGCGGGAGCGGGAGTAGTGGAGAACCAGAAACAAACCCTACTAGCACTAATGTTATTTCAGGTAACGTAAAGAAATTAGGTTTACCTTTTGGCGCACGAGTGGTTGTTGTTTCAGTAGGCGTTACTCCTATTGTTGTTGGTGCTGGGACGTCTGACGATACCACAGGTGATTATTCGATTGATGTTTATCCTTACACTGACGAATGTTTGATTTATGTGGCTCCTGATTACGGGAATGATTTTGTTATCGATGGTTTTGTTGGAGTTGGGACAATTATTCACCCAACTGTCCCTAATCGAAATGTTTACATTGCACAAAATGACGGGTTAGTCGATAGTGCTGAACCTACTTGGCCTGAATCGGGATTAATTAATTCTGGCGCTGTAACTTTCTTAACGCTTCCATTACATAGACCTTTAATGAATGGTTTTATTAAACCCGTAGTCACACCTATCTAATGGCTGAATTACTTACAAGCTCTACGGGTTGCAGGTTTGAAAAAGCAAAACCTATTGATAGCTTAAACAAAGCATCTTGGTCTACTACTAACGTAATGGATTCTAATTTTTCTATTCGTTATGATAAACCTGAAGAAATTAACATGATGTTTGATTTCAAATATGAACACGGACAATTTAAAAGTATATTTTTAAACACAGGTTTACCTTGGGATAAGTTTGAAGAACTGAATCTAATTGTGAAAGGTGTTAAGCTTGGTATTAATTTTTTTGGCTCAATGAGCACAGGTTTACCTTGGGATAAGTTTGAAGAACTGAATCTAATTGTGAAAGGTGTTAAAAATATAAATCAACCTATAGAACAAAGCACAAACTTTGGCTTTAGAAACGTTGATGTGACTTACAGTAAACCCAATCCTGATTCTGAATTCAGATACATCCCAACTACTGATTTTTTAATTACAGCCGAGGTAGTTTCGTTTACTGGTGATTTTGAACAACCTATCGATTACGACTTAGTAAAAACCAGATTGTCCCCTGTAGATTCAACAACAATCATGTCTTGGGATAAAACAACTCCTGTTGATGCATATCAAAGATTAACGTATGGGTATGGTCTTAATAATTTTCTAATAGGCGGTGGTGTAAGGCTTGATTACAAAGTAGATGATGATGCGATTAACCCCGTTGACCCTCCAATAATAACTGAGGTAATAAGACTCGTGAATACAATTAATGTCGTTAAACTTCCAGAAAGAACACCTGTAAATTTTACTAACTTTACTCTCTCGCATGATTTAGATTCAATTGCGTGGGTTGTTAATTTTGATATTGCAGATGAAGCAACTTTAAATCTAATAAAACCTAGTGGCCTAACAACTGTTGATTTAGAAATTAATATTAATGGTGAATTATTTATAGTCTTTATTGCTAGAACTTCAACAGGTTTGAAAGGCGACAGGGTGAAAGGTGTTCAGAGAAACATTCGTTGCACAGGATACAGTAGAACCAAATTATTAACTCATCCTTATATTTCCAAAAGATCAAGAACTGAAACTTCTAGTAGTACTCCTGCGGGTATCATGGCAAATGAACTTGCGGGAACAGGGTTCGCAGGCGTTTGGAGTAGTCCTACTTGGACACTCCCAGCGAATCGATTTAGTTACTTTGATAAATCCCCATTGGCAGCAATATCAGAACTAGCCGAATCGATAGGAAGCGTTCTTGTCCCTTCTCCTGATACTGATATTTTAACTGTTTTACCACGCTATCCAACGAGCCCTTGGAACTGGGGGATAGTGGTTGTTGATCGAACGCTTAACGAGTCTGAATTCTTTTCAGTTGATACCGATTGGCAGCCAAGAGAGAAACCCGATTCAGTTTATGTTTATGGTGAAGAGAACGGGGGAGCCGCCGTTAAATGTGTCCAGCAAGGCACTGCCGCACTTGTAACGCTACCTGACGTGGTAAATAAGTATATTACCGATACCATTGCAGGGACTGAGCGTGGTAGGATTGAGATAGCAAAGAATCATATTGATGAAGTTATCCCGGTAACAACCTATGTCAGTACTGTTGATGGCGTTATAAAACCAAGAGAGCTTTTAGAAATTAATGCGCTTGGTGGCGGTACTTGGCGAGGCATGGTTTCAGCCGTTTCATTAAGTATTGTTAGAAATGGAAGTGCAATAATTCAGTCATTAAAAATTGAGCGAAGATATGACTAATACATTTAACCAGTTTCAAAATTTACTTGGCAAGCAATCTACTGAGGTGGTAACAATAACTTCGGTTGGTTCAGATACTAGCCAAGCAACCACTTTGTCCGGCCAAACGGTCACCGTTATTGGCACGAGTGTTTCGGCGGGACAGAAAGCGTTTGTTCGTGGTGGTGAAATCATCCGACAAGCACCAAACTTAACTCCAGTAGAGGTAACAATATAATGATTGAATCAGCCATAGCTCAAGGAATATTTAAAATATTCCTTGCGATAATCGGAATACTTGCAGGAAGACTTTCTTTGCTTTGGATGGATCGTGCGGTCCAGAAAAGTTTAGACGACAATGACAACGAGACTTATTTTAAAGCATTTATGGAGAGTTCAGACAGTGAAGATCTTGCGAAATATTATGGTGCTAGGCTTATTTTTGTCGCTATCATTATCGCTGGCGCAATTAGCTAACGCGGGCAATATAATTAGCACTGAATATGACCGTGAATTTAAGGATGCTGCGAAGTCTTTACCGTTCGGAATAGATTGGCGTTACTTAAAAGCACAATGCTTTCAGGAGAGTCGCTTAAACCCTTTGGCAGTCTCTCCTGTTGGAGCAATGGGGTTATGTCAATTTATGCCAGCCACCGCTCGTGAGATGCAAGCGAGACACCAAGGACTTAAAGATTTTTGGTTGCCTGAGGTGTCAATTCGGGCTGCGGGGCTTTACATGGGGCAACTCAATAAGTTTTGGTCTTCCCCACGCAGCCAAGCAGATCGATATAAACTTGCACTAGCATCTTATAACGCCGGTGCGGGTAATTTATTAAAAGCTCAGAAGTTGTCCGGTAATATGAGTGGTTATGATGACATTATCAAGCATTTACCTAATGTTACCGGACACCATTCAAAAGAAACAATTGATTACGTTAAAAAAATAACTGAGGTGTGGTATGTTCAAATTATTTTTCAGTAAATACAGTAAAATAATAGGTCTCGTTGTAACGGTTTTAGGCGGTATAGGGTCAGTTCTAGCAATCGTTAAATATTACGAAGCTAAAGGTTACAACAGAGCAACGACTGAGATTCAAGCAGCAGCAAATGAAGCGATTGCAGCGGCTACTTTGAAAGCGATTGAGTTGCACAAAGAAAAAGTTGTTAAAGCGCTTGAAGCTCAGAAAATAAGGTTTGAAGCTAAGATTGTTCAGGCTCAACAAGAACGAATTGTCGAAATCGAAATACAAGAGGTTATTAAATATGTTGAAACAATTAAAATTGATCCTGTTTGCGCTATTGTCAGTGATGATATTATCAAGCTGCTCAACGACTCCACAAATTCAGCTAATCGCGCCAATTATTGAAAATGATAAAAGGTTAACCCCGAAGCCTACGGGATCAGCAATGGCTCCCTGCGAAAAGTATGAAGGTTATGAATCGAAAAATGTAAAAGAAGTATTGAGTGTTATAGTTAGAAACGCAGAAAGATATTATCGTTGCGCGTCAGGAAAGAATGAAGCGATTTTATTTATTGAAACAACACAGAATGATAGTTAGACCGCTGCCCCTTGGCCTAGTGTAACCGCTAGGTCTTTTTTGTTCGGTCTCGTTGTTTGGTTATAATGTTACGGGGTTATCATTATATGGCTCACAGGCAACGAGACCACCTATGTGTAATTGTTAAGGCTTGTATGAGTTATTAATTCATAACGTTCAGTTATCCAGTCATTAGGAATAGTGATCTTTTCACGAAGACAAATGTCAATTGCAAAATCAATATCTGATAGTCGATTTATTAACCATCGAGATCTAGGCTCTAAAAATGGAAGTGTTGCTTCCATTTTAATTTCATCGAGTCGTGAATGCTGATAAGCTTCCGTTGGTTCGCATGGTGGCACGTCGTCATCTTGAATATGCCATGCTTTACCACACTTTGGACATTGCCATTCGTCACCTGTTCTTATTGCTCGATGTTCGTTCATAATAATTTCCTTAAAGTTCCTAGTCTCCAAAATAGAGTGTTAGTAGGCGTGTTGTGTGTACGTATACTATATTTAGAATTGCGATTCAGTCTGTTTTGAGTTGTGTCAGGTTCAGGAATAACACCTAGCTTAACATAACGAGAAACCTCGCTTGTTTGAGATAGTTTAAAGATTTTAACTAAGTCAGCGATTCGCAAAAATGCCCCGTTAGGTAAACCATCATAAGGCGTCAAGTCAGGCCTCATTTTAATCGCTCTACTAAAAGATCCCAAATGTCATAACTTAGAAAAGGCATAGTTTCAACAAAGTCTTCTTCGTGAAAGGTTGCTCGTTTAATAAGTTGCCATCGTGTGATTTTCCAACCATTAAGGTTTAACACTTGCTCATAACGAGTAAAGCAAAGCCAAAGAAAAATAGGTTTCCAATGACGGTTACTATTGTCTGCTGGAGAATGCTGTTTTCTCATAACGGCCCACATGTAGAAAGGTGTGATTTTCCAAACGAAAAATAATATTTTATAAATCATAGTTTTCTCCTAGTAACGATTAAATGTTTAGGATCGTACTTGTTTAATAGTTCCGCTTTAATTAAAGCGTAGTGATATGCACGAGAATCATCTGGATATTCATCTAGTATTTTTTGTAATCGTTCTGTTAACGTTATCCGGTAGAGCGTTTTAAAACCTTCTACTTTTGAGAATGGAGGCCAAAAAGGTTTGTTTTTAACTCGTGAAGTTTTATTCATTTTTTTCAATTTGAAACTAAAGTGAAACACGTTCCAGTAAATATCTAAAAAGAAACCTAATATAAAAGGTGTCGATAAGGCTATTTTTACAATCAAATAATCACCGTATTTATTTTTATCGGCATGAGTATTTTGAAAAGAATGAGGGCTATGTGATATGACAAAAAATCAGAAAGCCTTGTTCCCGCAATGATTAAGGTTACGATTAAAATTAATATAGTGTCCATGTTCTATTCCTCGTTAGTTAGTCTTCTCTTGATAGAAGTTTCTGAATGTTTTCTTCAGTGCTATTTTTATTTATCAGTAAACGTTTAATTTCTTTAAATTGATAATCAACTCTACTAAGTATCATCGTTAAATTTTCAATTAATTCTTGGTCAGTTTTGAATCTAGTAATTAAATTGATCAAAGTCTTATTAGCTGTCGATTCACCAATATCAACCTTTACTTCCTCTAATAATTTTTCCTGATTTTTATTTAATCTGAGCGTGTAAGCCATGTTATTCCTTATTTTGATTGTAAAAATGGTAAATCTTGAAAGAAATAGTAACGCGCTGATTGCAAAATGTCAAGATTGAGTACCCATAAGTAACGGATTTACTATCTTTTTGGTCTCTTCAATGTAATATTCAAAATCAATATCGTCCGCGAAGTCGTCCATGTTCGAACAATCCCTCACGAGAAGCCCTGCCTCGATGCGTATGCGTCTATCTTCAGGAATAGGCGTTGGTATCACTCCGAGCTTATACTTACCTGAAGGCGGCTTTCTACCCTTGCTAACGACGGCGTGCTTATTATTATCAACATGAAAATAATGATCGCATGATTGCCAGCGTTTGATCATAGCCTCAGTAGGAGGCATTGTTTTAACTAGCATTCCACCATTTTTAGAAACATAATATCGAGAAATACTTTGAAGCTTTTGGATTGTTTCTGTCTCCAATGTGAGCTGTGAACCCTTTGGGACTTTCGTTCGCAACATGAAATCCATTTTATCAGCATGACCTAGAATAAACTGTTCGATATTTTGATTATAAACCAAGGCTGCTTCGGCTGCTTTCGCTACAATTCTTTTCCCCCAATCTTTTTTAAATACCAGCTCTCGCGTACTAGGGTTTTCCAGTGCAGTTTCGTAGGCGTAGCATCCGATCCTTTTAACCTGACCTGCTTTAGTCTTCGCTATATAAGAATTAACATGGTTAATATACATTGCTTCATATTCATTTTCTTCAAGAGTAAGTTTTGTTAACAGCTCCCACCATTGCCAAATTGCATTTGCGTGCGGTCTCCATTCTTTAGGACATAGGAAAGTTAGACCGTCAGTGTTTAACTGAATAATCCTAAGGTTTGGTATTTTCATCATTAACTTTTCAGCTAACATACAAAGTAATAATTGTCCATTAATCGTTATTGAACAGGTGTATTTCGGATCATGGAAAATACCAAAGGCAGCGTTTGAATCCCCATAAACACCGTTGAGAGCAAGTTTTAACATTTCATTTTCAACAGTCTTTTTAGCAAATCCTTTTCGTTGCATATAAACATCTAGATAAATTTCACAAAACTTCTTTGTAAGATGTTCAGGAAAGAAACCATTTACAATCGCTATGTTTGGATAATAACTCGCAACATCCCAATCAAGAAGAACATGAGTTTCCGATTCTCTGACTATTTCATTACTTCTGCTAGCATGGAGTCCACCCGCTCCAAATTTAATTTCTAAATCGTCAATAGTGCAAGTAACATCTTTAAAGAAGCCTTTTAGTTTCAGTAATCCTTTTTCGTCTTTCTCATCAATAACTGCTGCTTTAAAGAAGTCGTGAATTTTAATTAGTTCAGGGTGTTCGAATTTAATTTGTGGTAATAATACTTCTCCGCATCTAATTTCTTCTCTACGAGACTGAATTGCTTCATAATTTCGATGTGTTTTGATACCTGCTTTTTGCAGTTCCATAGCAAAATAATCTTTACCTATTTTAGTATCGTTATGGTTAGTGAAATCACGGTTATATTTATCACTCAGTTCTTTTCGGAATTCAATTTTATCAATCGATTCAAGATACAACTTTTCCGTCTCGTCAACATCATGGTCATTGTAAGTTAGTATTTCGTCTGCTTCAGCACGAGTAATGAAGGTATTGGGTTTAACGGGCAGGTCTTTAATGTTGTAACTCTGCATGTTGTATTCAATCATCTTTAAGCCGATCATACCGCCTACTCTGTCAAAGTGATGAATTTTCATTAAGTCTAATTGATGAATTAGTTGGTTCTTAGGCCAAACAATAAATCGATTTTTAGAACCAAAGGGTTGAGCAAAGTAATCAGAAGACAACTTGTAGATCATATTATGGGTGAGTCGACCGAAGTTTACCATAACTAAATGAGTAAGAGGACCATCGTAGTTAAAATTATTATACCCTATCATGTTCGCACCGATTTGTTGCAAAGCACACAACAGTTCATACAATTCATAAGCTTGATTTTTCCATTCGCTAATTTCAAATAACCAGCGATTACCTGTTAGCGGGTGTTTTATTGAACAGGATGAAAAATTCGGGTAACACTCCCAATCACAGATGTAATCTAGCGGCCTAGGCGTGGGTTTTGATCTAAGTTTCATTCTAGAATTCCTTAACTATAGGTTTGGCGTTTTTATCGTTAACCCTTTCCACAATGGAACTTACTTCATCCCATTTATCCATTGTGGATTCTACATTTAAAAAAGTTACACCTTTAAAAAACTCAGTTACTTTAACATTAGTTTTATATTTAAAACCAAATCTAGTTAAAGCTGATTCGGTTTGCTTCAAAAGATTAGTATTGACAATCACTGATATTTCTTTGAATTCAGACATTAATATTTCTCCCATATTTTAGGTGAACGGTTTGTTAGGCAATATAAAATTTCAGTACCGTTTTTTTGGTTTGAAGTTTTATGTTCTGAAATCCCGTAACGACCTTCGCATTTAGCGTCTTTAATTCGGTTGTCTGACACGTTAAGGATTACGCTGAAAGCAATTATTATAAAAATTACTGACCACCAATCTGAAGGTTTATTCATTTTCTTATCCTTTCTGTTTCAGTAAATTGATTTCTTGTTGAATTGACCAAATACTTTCTTCTAAGTCTTGGATCTTATCCTTAACGCCTCTGTTTCCTGCACACAGTAATTTTTTAGCAGCATGGTCTAAACTTGCACTACCGGTTTCAAAAGCATCTAGAACTCGATACACATCTACAAAGTATTGAATTTCACACATGTGCGCATCCTCTTCAGAACCTTCAACAACAAAAGGATGAATTTGTTTCATATATTTTGAAGCTGGCTTATCGTTATCGAGTTTTGGAGGTTTGACTTTCGGCATTGGGGAAGAACTATCTGCTTTTGGTAATCCTGAAAAAAAAGATTTCTCACAAAGCAAACATCGATGGTCTTTATTCAATAAACTTAGAGGAAAAGGCTCAGCACAATCCTCACATATTGCATCTTTCTCATGGGAACTAATCTCGATAACAGGTTTAGTCCATGTAAACAGTTGATGATTAAGGTACTGGTCACTATAAAGTTTTCCCGAAGGATAATAAAACAGCTCGGGGGATCTGCATTGTGAATTAATACATCTTGCGCCTGTAAGTTTATCATAGAAGGATTTAGTTCTTTCAAGCCCGCATACATTACATTTAATCATAATTCGCTCTCCTCAATTGTAACTGCTATTTTTTCAGGTGGTGGGATTGGTAACACTCTTCTTTCAATATACAAAACTGGAACGGGTGTATTTGGTTCATCATTACCATAAACAACTTTATGACGAGTTTCTTTAGTTCTAGTTACCTCAGTGGTAATCTTAATCATCATTTTTTACCTTCTCTGCTAATTCAAGAGCTTTACGCTCAGATAATGTTTGTGCTTTAAGCACGTTTACTTTGAACTTTAGTTCAAATTCTCGCTGAGTTGTTTTGATGTCCCATAACTCATTTATTCCTTTGCAAACGCACCAGTCTTGAACCGCTCCTCTAAGTATTGTTTGCGCATTTTGTCTTCTGATATGATTTGACACTACAGAGTTTCGAACCACACTGTTAGCGTAGGCCATTTTCTCCCGCACGTCTTCTATTGGTTTATCAACATTTGCTCGTTCATTTATTAGCATGTCAATGAAATCAAAAGTTAACTCTACTAAATCTCCTTTTTCAGATTGCCAATTTTGATCGGCTTCAATCATTTCTGCTTGTGTTTCTGTGTGACCACAATGCGGACAAGTTTTATCGCCACCAACAGGAATATAATATAAGTTGCAAGATTTTTGAGGGCAAATCCTACCAACAGGCTCGTTAATTTCAGTCGCTTTCTTTTTAGCTGCTCTGTCAAGTGACCATATTGGATCTTCATGCGGTGCGAGCTCCATGCAATGACGAGGAACGTTTCCAACATGATCTAATAAAACCCCAAACAACTTCCCTTTAAGTGCTCGTAAACATCTTCCGAACTGCTGTTTGAATAACGAATAACTTTCCGTTTTTCTTAGCATAATACAGACTTCAACGCTTGGAACGTCAAACCCTTCTCCGAATAGATCACAGTTTACTAGATTCATAATTCGACCCGCTTTAAAATCTTCTAATGCTTGTTGTCTTTCTGCATTTGTATTATTTGAAGAAATTGCCAGCGAAGGGACCCCTGCTAAATTGAACTGGTTTGCTACATGAACCGCGTGTGCAATATTACACGTAAATGTAATTGCTTTTTTACCAGATGCTAATCGCAAATAATGTTCTACTGCATCTCCGGTTATATCTGAACGGTCAGTCCTCTTCGCTAAATCGCTTTCGTTCCAATCGCCTTTTTTATTTAACTTCAATCCTGTAGTATCAACTTTCGTTGGTGGAGAAAATATTTTGTAAGCACAAAGTTTCCCATTAGCAATTAAGTCTTTCATCTTTGCGCCAACAATCATTTCATGAAATACACCGTCAGCATGTACACCCAAACCTTTCATATCGGTTCTAATGGGCGTTGCAGTCACGCCGACGCCATACGCTTTCCTTAATGCTGAAATGCATCGCCCCCATTTGTTATCTTTCAAGGTGTGATGTGCTTCATCCATCATCCAAAAATTGATTAGATCGGTTCTAGCTTGATCAATTGTTCCTTTCTTTAATCGTGCCAAAAAAGCATCAACACTAACAACAATTATAGGACTAGTATCTACCCAGTAAGAGCGACCGAATTTTTCTAAATGAAGGTTGGTTATATAGGTGCGGGTTTTTTGAGAAACAATGAATGAATGGGGGACCATTAACATACCTAAAGCTAATGATATTTGAACTAATAAAACGTCTCTATGTGCAAAAATTACTGTGCGTTTATTTTCAGCATAAGCCTCTTTTGCAAACTGCGCTTTCACAATCGTTTTCCCTGCTCCGGTTGGTAGAACTATAAGTAAGTTTATTAATTGCGTTTTCCAAATTTCATAGGCTTTTGTTATAACGTCTACTTGATGTTTAAAAAGCGTAATCAACGGTTGCGTGCTCATGTGGTACCCATTAAAAACTTGGTTTATCAGGACGGGTACTGTAGCAAAAGTTTGACTGCTTGTAAAATAAAATTTGATTTTACAAAAATACTGGTGTAAAGTCGATGCTCGTAAACGAAAATTTGTAACTTCATTCATAAAAAAAGGGTTTTAACATGGGTATATTAGAAGATATTCAAGAGAACATCGGTTTATTACAGCAAAAGCAAGATATGCTAATGTCAGCAATCAAACAGCTCGCAGCAGGTAAACCTATTGAGTTTGGTAACGCGGTTTCGGCTGAACCTCCCGCATTATCAGTGGTCAAAACTGAAGAAACGGCGGCATCAATTGGGGAGGTAGTAATGGGTAAAGGCGATCTTGACTTAAACACTCCTGATGCGACTGGCGTTGCATGGGATGACAGAATTCACTCGTCAAACCAGAAACAAACCGCTAAAAATGTATGGTCAAAACGCAAAGGAGTAACGCCTGCTGACTTTAATAGAATTCATGCAGAATTGTTGGCTCAATCAACCATTGCTCCCCCTCCACCTGCTGAAACCATTGCTCCCCCTCCACCTGCTGAAACCATTGCTCCCCCTCCACCTGCTGCTCCTTCAGTTTCAAACGCTCCTATTGAAATTTCTGCTAACGAACAAAATAAAAAAGATTTACTCGAACAGATGAATGTTTTAACGTCAAAATATGAAATGGAATTTGACGTGGTATTAACTTTGTTAAAAAAGTTTAACGCTAATACTTTAGACACACTTGATCCTGCAAATTTTCCTGCCGCAACCACCGACTTTAAAGCTTGGCATCAATGGCTAGAAATGATTAGTATTGAAGTCGATAAAATTAATATTGCTGCGGCAGGAAACCCTGCAGCAGCAGAAAATATTGCTGTGATATTTAATAATGGAAACGCTACTTCGCTTAACACTATTCAGTTTGATAAGTGTGGAGAGATTCACGATCAAATGAAGGCTTACCGCGAACAGTGGGACGCTTTCGCAGCAGGACAATAAAGTGGGCACACCAAAACATAGTCTTTATGGCGCATCAAAGTTTCATAGAATTTTAGCTTGCCATGGTTCAGTTAGAATGAGCCAAGGTAAGTCTGATAATTCACATTATACTGCTGAATTAGGAACGGCTGCTCATGAATTAGCCGAATGGTGTTTGAAAACGGGGATCAATGCCTATGAATGTTTAGGTTTGGTTTTTAATAAATTCACTGTTGATTTAAAAATGGCCGAGGGAGTTCAACTTTATGTAAGTTTTATTCGTGATTTATGCCGCAAACATAAAATTGACCCACTCTTAGAAGTTCGCGTAATAATGAGTTCTGTTTCTAACAACGTTTATGGTACTGCTGATTGCATTTTGATTGTTGGTGATCATTTATTTATTATTGATTATAAAAATGGATTTGTAGTTGTTGAAGCACATAACAATCCTCAAGCGATTTTCTACGGTATTGCTGCTCTTGATACTTTCAATTTGTGGGGGACCATTAAAAAAGTCACACTGGGGATCGTTCAACCTAATGGCGACCATATTGACGGCACGATCCGCACTGCTGAATTAAATATGTCAGACATGGGTAAATGGCAACAAAAATTTTCAATAACGGTTAATAGTGCTAAGAGTAAAAACGCACCATGCAATGCTGGAATTTGGTGTTCACATTGTCCTGCTTCTGGAAGTTGCAGAACTAGAATAATGAGAACATTAAATTTAGTATATGGTGATAAACCGATTGACGAAATGAATTCAGATGAATTAGCCGTTATTTACGCTGAAGCTTCAACCATGCGTAATAATATTGAAAAGATTGAAGATAAAGTTCTTGGCTATGCTCGCGAAGGGAAAAAGGTTGAAGGTTACAAATTAGTTCGTTCAATTCAACGTGCAAAATGTAATGATGAAAAAGGATTTGTAGCAGCAGCAATTAAGGAAGGTGTTAAAAAAGAAACATTATTTAATACTAAACTTATTAGTATGACTGATTGTAAGCGGTTGTTACCTCATACAATGGTTAATAAGTGGTTTACTAAACCTCCTACATCAACATCACTAGTAAAAGAAAACAGTTCAAGAGCAGCGGTTTCTACAAGTTCTGCTGTTGGTAAATTCAAACCGATAACCCCAATAGGTAATAAATAATGAAACTTTTAACGCTTGGTACAAAAAATAAAATTCGTATTTCAAAAAGAGAAGTATTAGCGCTGTTAACTGATATATCAATTAGCAATATTGAGATCCAATATTGCTGTGAAGTAATAGATGTAAACGGGAAAGCAAATTCTGTATGGTTAAATCGTATTGCAATTAAACCTTATATAACCCTTTCTGAAAGCGAAGTAAAATTTGTAGGCAATGTTGGTGACGTAGTTTTTGTTAATCAACTTAACAATTATGGGAATATCCTCAATATTAACATATCACTACGGTCTGGAACTCAATATCTCATTGGTACTATTAACGATCAAAACACAATAAACGAAAAATGGTATTCTTACTTCGAATTAGAATTCAATAACCAAAAAGGAAAACAAAATGTCAAATAGAGAAATATACACTACACCTGTTAGGTGTTCATTCCCTCATCTTGGAACGCCTAAAGGTAATCCTCAAAAACCAGATGAGCCTCCAAAGTATATGATTAGTTTAATGGCTCCATACAACGGTCAATGCACTTTAACTAACCCCCCGACACCTTCGTCGCTTGATAATATTAAACAGGCGTTAAATGAAGTTTGTATGGAAGAATGGTCTATCAGTTATGAGCAAGCAATTATGCCGGGAATGGGGATTAATTTTCCACCTAACTTCAAAAACGGCAATGCTATTTTTGAAAAAGACGCGGCGGGGAACCCTATTCCAAATCAGATTAGCCCTTTCACAAAAGACATGGAAATTCTATCTGTTAAAAATGCTGAACCAGTGGGTGTTGTCGATCATACTGGTAATGTTGAAATCAACCCTAATTCCATTTATGGAGGGTGTTGGGTTTCATGCTGTTTAGAAGTTTCTGCTTATACCAACACTTCTCAACAAAGGGTTCTCGTTGTCAAATTGTTGCACGTTCAAATGGCTTACGATGATACTCCGTTTGGCGGTAAAGGCGTGACTAAATCTGCAACTCAAACTTTTGCTGGTCGAGCAATAGCTAACTCAAATGTTCAAGCTGGGTTTGGTCAAACGGCTGGTCAAATGCCTGCGGTAAATCAGAATAATATTCCTGTCAATACTGGGGCGGCTCCTCCTCCTGCGATTGCTCCTGCAAACGTACCAGCGGTAATTCAAATACCCCCTCCTCCTCCTGCGATTGCTCCTGCAAACGTACCAGCGGTAACGCAGATACCTCCTCCCCCTCCTCCTCCTGCGATTACTCCTGTTGAATCTATCATAATGAATGCAGGAGAAGCACCTTACGCTACGTATATTGCAGCTGGCTGGACTGACGAAATGATAATTCAAAATGGCAAAGGTCAACCTAATATGCTTAACGTACAGGCATAATAGAATGACTCCTGAAGGGTTTGCTGTACAAAAAATACGTGTTAGAGCGTCAGCTTGGTTTAGCAGACTCTTCAAAAACAATAGTGGCGTGTTACCTTCGCATGATTCAAACCGACCTGTTCGGTTTGGATTAGGTAATGAATCAAAGGATCTTAATAAAACATTGAAATCGCATGATTTAATAGGTTTCACGCCCATTATTATTACGCAAGAAATGGTAGGAAAAAAAGTCGCAGTATTTACATCAATTGAAGCTAAGGCTGAAGGATTTAAACCTCGCAAATCTTATCCTAAAAAATCAAGAGAATACGCGCAAAATAACTGGGCCAACTTAATACTTGAAAATGGCGGCATATCAGGTTTTGCAAGTAACGAAGAACAGTTTGATTTAATAATGCAAGAATTTAATTCGAGGATCAGAACGAATGGATAATATAAATAAAGTACGTAGAGAAAAGAAAAAATTAAATTCTCCTGCACGAATTTTGTCTGATAATTTTTCAAGACAGTGCCGATTGAAAGTCCTTGTCGACATTCACGGTATCGAATTGGTAGCAGAAGCTTGCGGGTTTGCTGTATCTACTTTAACTCAGTATTTGAGAGTAAAACACCCCCTTAACATTGGAGAAGATTCAGTTCGTCAGGCTGAAACAATTTTCAAACAAATCTAATGTTAATGGGAGCAGTTAAACATGCAGCAAATAAATATAAGGCAAGCGCTTTATCATATGCGTTTGTTGTCAGGCGATGCGGATAATAAACAATATTTCCAGCATTTTTTTGACCCAAAAGAGTTACAAGAAAGACCTGATTTAGCTAAAAATATTTACGGGACATTTAACAATCTCAAAGACGATTTTGAATCAATGCAGTCTCAAATGTGTGGCATATATGTCACTGTAAATATGACTGACGGTAAAGGCCGGAAAGAAGAAAATATAATCGGCTATCGTGTAGTCTTTGCCGATTGGGACAGTATGGCTGAACCTGTTTGGCCTATTCAGCCTCATTTTAAAACTTCTCGCGATGCAACTCACGGACATGCTTATTGGAAAATCAGCGACATTGAAAATGCAGACCAATTTAGAAGTTTACAATTGCGAATAGCAATGAGTTGCGGTACTGATCAAAAAGTGCATGACCCATGTCGAGTTTTACGTGTAGCCGGAACGGTTCATTATAAATATCCAAACAATCCTGCAATGTACACTGTTGTCGAAGACTACGTTCAGGTGGTGGGTGACAACCACAAATATACAATGGCGGACATTGTTCAAGCCTTCAAGTTAGACGAAACCCAATCACGCATTCATTCAAAAACTTTAATACGAATGAAAGGTGATAAAAAAGGTGAAGGACTAAAAGAAAATCCTTTTTATACCGAGCAATGCAAAAACTGGCTGCTTACTAAAGCAAACCCCGCAATCGAAGGCGATGGTTCAAATGAAGTTTATCGTGTAGCAGGCTATTTAAAAGATAGAGGACTCCCCCTTGCTTTAGCAAAAGAATTAATGTGGGAAAATTATAACCCTAGATGTTTGCCCGTATGGGAAGACGAATTCCAATGGCAGTTTGAACAGTACATTGCTAATCAATATAAACATGGTAAAAGTGTTGAAGGTTGTAAAACTGCCATTGGAACATTCATGGGTGCTGCCGATATAGTTAAACCAATTGGGGGTTGGGAAGCTAACAGTAAAATTAATGATCTACCAGAAACAACAATGGAAGAAGCTACAGTTTTACTTGGTGAGTCACAAAGAATCGCTCGTGAATCCGCGCTCAATTTAAATGTGACTTTCGACGCTAAAACGCCTCACTATGTTCTTGCTCAAATGTTCGATGGCCTGAAGTACGACGGCAATAAGATTTGGCGAAACAAAAAAGAGTCATTTGTTTATAACGGCCGCTCTTACACTGAATTCGACGATGATAATATAAAAGCCCAAATTCAAACTGTGTTATCAAAATGTAACCCCCCTGAATCATTGACAAAAGGTGTCCAGAATTGCTTTGAAACTCTGATCAATATCCCTGAAGTTAGAGATGGGTTTAAGATCAGTAAGCCGAGGGAGGATTGCTCTAACTTAGTTCCGTTTAAGAATATGATTGTAAATATTGATACTAAAACAACAATCCCGCATAGTCCTGATTTTTTTACTTTTGCTGAACTGGATTACAATTACAATGTAGATGCTCCTGTTCCTAAGTTGTGGGTTAAAACAATCAATGAGATATTCGACGGCTGTCAGGATACTATAATCGCGCTAGAGGAGTTTTTAGGATACTGTATGACCTATGAAGTCAAATATCAAAAATTTGCGGTGTTTGCTGGGTTATCTCGAACGGGAAAAGGTTTAATTTGCCATATACTAACAAAACTTGTGGGTAAAAAAAGTATGGCGGCTCCACAACTACCAAACCTGATCCAAGACGCGGTTCTTGAAAAAATTTCATCTAAGAAAGTAGCATTGATCAATGAGGCTCACAGTGTTCCCATTCAAAGGCGAGACGGAGTTGTTAGTACGCTTAAAACGATTGTTGCCGCTGATAGTTTAACTTTTAATCGGAAGTACAAAGGCGCAAAAACGATGATCCCCACATGCCGAGTTATTTTATCAACCAACAATGTCCCTGAATTCATCGATGCGTCAGGTGCGTTAACCAATCGAATGTTGGTTTTCCCTTTCAGAGTATCGTTCAAAGGAAGGGAAGATTATGACCTATACGAAAAGTTAGGTGCTGAAATTGAAGGAATTGCACAACGATGCATCAAAGCGTATGAGGGAGTTAAAGCTAAAGGCGGATTTACTGAATCGTTAAAAATGACTGAAGAACGTGCTGAAATTGAAGAGGATATGAACCCTCTATCAAATTTTTATTTACGTTACTGTGACTTTACTGACGGGGCTAGAACCTCAACAAAAGAACTGCATGATTACTACCAAATTTTTGCCAGACTTTCGCACGATAAAAATCCATATACAGAAAATAAATTTTCTCGACACTTAAAAGCTTCCGGTATAGGGCTTAAAAGCTGTAAAGTGATGATTGAGGGAGGTTTAATGAGTCGCGGATGGGAAGGGATAGAAATCAAACAAGAAGTTAAGGATGGATTAAGAGGGCGCGATACAAACGTTTCACAATTCCAAAATAGGTCTAAATTATGAGCAGTACTAACGGAAATAAAATAAAACATGATAATTATCCTACACCAACGAAAGTTATAAAAAGTCTGGTCAACCGATTGCAGCTAAGATCTACCGATACTTTTTTAGAACCTTGCGTCGCCGAAGGCAATATATATTACTCAATACCTCTACCAGAAGCACAAAAGAAATGGGCTGAAATCAGGTTAGGTGTTGATTATTTAAAAACTAAATTTGGTAAATTTGATGTGATCGGAACAAACCCTCCTTTCAGTTTAACTTGTGAATTTTTAGAAAAAAGTCTATCTGAATTAAAACCGGACGGGACTCTTTTTTATTTACAGCGACTGAACTTTTTTGGCTCAATCAAACGTCTTCCATTTTGGGAGCAGGTAGGTTTACCTAATAAAATACCAATCATAATTCCTCGCCCTAGCTTCGTTAATGGCAGGAGCGATTCAACTGAATACGGTTGGTTAATTTATGACAACGGAAACCGATTCCCACTAACACCAAACGGCATAAGCCACTTACGCACAGGAGAATACTAAAATGACAAGGTTAGAAAGAATTACAGAAATAATAAAATTACTAAATGATAAAGGAAGTTTATCTACTGAAAAACTGGCTAAACATTTCGACAAAAATGCTGAAACAATTAATTCTGATTTAAGCTATTTATCTAGTAAGGATAAAGTTTATTTTCGCAGAAATAAAACAGGTATCAGATATGTTGTTTTAATACCTGATAATTGTAAAAAAGAACTTTATGTTAGAGTAAGTGTTGCTGATTGGATTGAGTCTCAGAAAAAGAAGTAGGATTAATTCCTTTTATATTTAATTCCAACGTCAGTTAATGTTAACCCATGATTAAACAATTGCTTCTCTAAGCTGGCTAAATGCTGACTCTTAGAAACGCTTGCGAGGTATTTTAACGGGCTTCTTTTTCGGATCGCTTCTTCCGCTATCAAAACTTTATTATCGTACACTCTAACCCAACTGTTGTTATCCCCAGCTTTCTTTGGATTGGATTGTGTTATTTTAAATCTATTATTTTTCATAATTATCACCTTTTCTATATGATGCAATTAAACCATGACCTGATTTACGCCCCCAACAGCCCTCAAACTTTAATAAACACCTAAGATCGTCGGTTATAAATTCATATACATTATAAGTATGATGATTATCAACACAACTATCTGCCAATTCCTTAGCTTCAAGTTTAGCATTTTCTTCTTTACGAGAAATAACTAAATTTTCTACTGACATATGTTTGCCTTTACGAGTAATAAGATACATTTTCATAATTTTAAATCCTGTTGGTTAAAGTAATCCTTGGTAATCATAAGCATAAACTGGTTTATCCCATCTTTCCATAGTCTCTATCATATCTCGGGTACCCTCGCTCTTACCGTCCCAGAATGCCACTAGACCGTCAGCAACGAGCGCCATGGCATCATTTCGTAATGCATTGTATCGGCCATATCGACTAGTCTTCCAGTCTGGGAAGAACTTATGCTTGGGTAATGCGCCATATAGCTCAAATGCGGTTAAGTCAGCTCCTTTAGCCATACCACATATTAATTTCCAATCTAAATCGATTACTTTATTGGTAAGTAGTTCAATTATTGTTTGGTGTATAATACCTCTGTCAAAGAAGTCTCTACCACCTGCTATAATTAATTTCGTAATCATGATGTTCTCCGTATTCTTTAATTGTTTGTGTATAAATCCTGTCATAACAGGCTGTGATTTGTTTTCTTGTAATACCGTTAGTTTTTCCAATTCCACTTGTGCCTTATTATTTACTATGCTATCTATTGCTACAACCCCTTGTATTGAATGGTTTTTAGGTAGTATTTTCATTATTACTCTCCATTAAAATGTTTAATAAAGATAATTTCAATTTCTTTCCATTTTTTAGACCTTGCATCAGCTGATACCAATGGTGCTGAATATGCTGCAGCATTGATAGTATCGGTAGCATCGGTATAATAAAAGGCAGCATCAGCAACATAGGATTGGTAAACAATGGATTCAGCAGCTTCAGCAGCTTCAATGAGTTGTTCTTTACCAATCTTACCTAATTTATAATCTCTAATTGCTTGAATAGCTAATCGAGGAGCTTTAGGGTCATTACTCTCTTCATGTTTATGAAGAATACTTTCAGCAACATCCGCTAAAAATAGACAAAAGTCCAGATAATCAAAACAGCGTAAAGCCCATACAGCGTCTTTAATACCATTTGACTCTAGAATTGTCATTAATGATAATGGTTCATCATCTGCTTCAGTTTTATTTAAGTTATTTAGCAGAGTTTCCCATCCACCACTACATGGGCAGTGTTTTGATATTGCATTTAAAGTTGTTTTCTTAATCATAGTGTTCTCCAATTTAGTTTTCATTTTCTAATCTACCGACTAACCATTTACATAACTTTCTTCGATTATCTCCATATTTACCCACCCAAAGATTGGTTACTCGACAAAATGCTGCATGGGGGTAGTGTTGGATGTGGAACTGGGTAAAAGTTGTTACCTGAGAACAGAGGCCACTCCCTCATCAGTCCAATCACTCTGTGGTGACTAGATTTGGAATAGAACCTACTAAGTTGTCCACAAATACCACCCCCGAGAGTGGAGGACTATCAGCTAATTCTCTCAGCCTCTTGATCACTTTCTGTATATCGTTCATTTCAGTATATCCTCTTCTAATCTATCAGCTAACCACTTACAAAGTGCTCTACGGTTATCTCCATATTCACCAGACCACATACCAATACCTCTGGTAGTCAGATAACCTTCCTCCGGGTTTAGGGTGGGATGAGGGACTGGGTATTCATCATTACCTGAAAACCTAGGCCATTCTTGCATTAATTTTATGACTTTAGCGTAACTATCCCTACTGATACCGAGTATATACAGTTTAATGCAAATACTGGCTGAGACGAAGTATTTCTGGTTATCCACTAACCATCTCAATTCCCTAATCACTTTCTGGTTATCCTTCATTTTAATACCCTCCTCTTGTTAGCATATCAACACCCATTACAAGTGTTGGTATATTAAGTACTATCGTTTTGTAAATTCACCCGGTGGTCTCTTGACTTTGTGACAGTTACCCCCAGTACGATTACATCGCCAACAACCTCTTTCATTACATGACACTTGTCTTCTAGATGTATCACTACTCATACCTACTGCATTAGCAACAATAGGTACACTCATTGTTAACAACGCTGTTAATACTAAGATAATTACTACACTTAATGTTTTCATACTACTTCCTCTTTGTTTATTGCAGAATTGCAATGCTTTACCATACCTGCATGATGGTACATGCCATACTTGTGACTAATAGCCCATAAGCCATTAATCCTATGAGAAGAACGATAGGTGTTTTTATTGGCTTAAACATCTTATGAATGCTTATCTATGATGGCTAAACAAACGGCGCGGTTCAAATTGCCATTCGTTATCACTTTACCGTCCGGGCAATAAGCTTCATAACAGTTATTATCACCATCACAAATAACTGAAACATCAAAAAACTTCTGCATCTTTAATAATGCAGTGTTATCCGTTATACACTTGTGAAATTTAAAGCTATTAATATTATTTAACCTACAATAAATCTCATGTATTCTAATTTGAATTTCATCATCGGGCATTTTACCCCCCCAATTATTCATTTTATTTATCATTTTATGAAAAAGAATTGCACCCCCCTTGGTTAATCCCCCCCGATCATTAATGTTATTTCGTAGTTCTAAAAATTCATTGCGAGAAATTCCATACGCCAAACCATCTTCATCAAATCGAAAATCTTCAGGTTCAGGTTGAGGGTTACATGGAGCTTCAAATGCCATGTAACTATCGTCTAATTCAAAATATTTATTGGAAGTTAGTTTATTAAAATTTTCTTTTGATAAGCCAAATTGAAGAAACTTGGCTTTTAACTTTTTTGTATTTTCATATTTCATTTTATTTATCCGCTACTAGAATGAGTGAGATCACATATTAATTAAGTAGCGGATAATTGTCAAGCGTTTTATTTATCCGCTACTCACTGGACGCATTTCGCTAAAAAATGCGTCCAGTCTAGAGGCCACGCCATATAAGGGCTAAGGTTACATTGCGACGCTACCATCCAATTGTTCAAAAACACAAATGCGTCCAGTCTAGAGGCCACGCCATATAAGGGCTAAGGTTACATTGCGACGCTACCAAGGACGCATTTGCCGGCTAAAACTTTTTTAAAATAAAAACCAACTAAAATTTCATACCATTTTTAATTTGAAATACTTTTTACCTGAAATATAATAAGAAAGTAGCGTTGCAATGTGGCCTTAGGCCACGTCCTATAAGGGCTGTAGACTGGACGCATTTGATTTCAAACGCGTCCAGTGGGTAGCGTTGCAATGTGGCCTTAGGCCACGTCCTATAAGGGCTGTAGACTGGACGCATTTTTTAGTGAAATGCGTCCTAAATGCGTCCTAAAGACGAAAATGCGTCCTGACAGTAAAAACCTAAGGCATTTTGAGATCTCCTATTAAAGTGAACCTTTGGTTAATAATTTCGCAGCTTGTCGGAAGAAACTATAAGTTGTTGTTTTTTATCAAAAATTTGTCAATTTTTTGACGTTTTTTAGTGTTGACAGTAGCGGATAATAAGCTTATTCTTCAGAAACTAACTAATGAGTAGCGGAGAAAACACATGTCTATGCGATTAATGAAACTAAATGCAAAACTTTACAGTGAATCAAAAAAAACCTCGTTTAAATGTCGTTTAAATAGATTAGTGTTCGGTTGCCCAAAAATTAACAATTTAGATTTTAAGTTTAAATAAACACTTGTATTAACTCATAGATGCGTGTAATATGTCTGCATGTTGAGAGATTGGCTCGAAACAAACCGGAGAATAAAAAATGGCAACTATAGTGACAGTAAATCAATATGATGTATGGGAAGGGGTCGAACCTCTGAAAACACTAATTACATTCATAGAGCAAGATTTGATGACATTTCCGGGCAGCTCCGGATTTGGTGGCATAGAGTCATCTAACCCGCTTCAATCTGCGAAAAATTGGGCTAATGAAAAAGGTTTTAACAGTGCACAGCACGGATATCTGATAGAAATTACTGATACACAATCTCCCCCAAGTTCTTACTGTCACAAAATTCAATTATATCCTGAATTAAATGATTACAACTATGCTGAAAGTTGGACATAACTATCGAAACGATCTGCTATAGAGCGTCTATGCTAGTTTGCTACTAGTGTACTGACGAGATAATCAGGAGAATATTATTATGAAAATCTCGAATTATATTTACGGATCTGCGGCAAACAATATGCACGGAAATTTACAGGACGCGGTAGCTGCTGGTGCAATATCACAAGTCGAAGCGGACGCATATCAAGGGCAGGCAAGTTGTATAATGTCGGGTCGCAGTATGAAAGGTGAGTTTAGAACATCAATACAAATCAAACTTGACGCTTTCTTTAAACGCGACATTATCGATTATCAGGATTTCAACGATTTGTGCAGAAAATTAAGTGGGGACAGATGGGTTACGGTGTGTTGTCCTGACATATTTATAAATTATGAGGGGCGTCACTACTTTGGTGACGATGGCAAGGCAGTAGAAGTTTCTTTTACTAGCCGTTTTGACAAATAGGAGAATTAAACAATGAAACTAACTGAGTTCGCAAAACGTTTTCAATCACGACAATTAGCAGCAAAATCGCTAAACGTTAGCTACAACCATTTTTGCAATCTGCTTGCAGCGGATACAGAAGTGATGCAAACGTACGATGGACGCTGGATGACATTGACTAAATACAACAAATTTTTTGATGATGTTGACGAAAATGATGAGTTTTCAGCAACGATGGAAAAATTAGCAGCAAAGAGGGCAAAATTATGAGTACTATAAAAATCTATGTTGGCAGTAACGAGAGTTACGATCACAAACGATGCGAGTCAGTAAAAACTCATTTTGTGGGTGATGTCAATCATGTTATTAGACATATTGATTGTCGAAATGATGAGTGGTTTTCGTTCGGCAGCGGAATTAATTGCGAGGGATTTGACGGTAAAGTTGCGTTCTACAATTTTGGCAATTATGAAATTATTGCAATTAAGCGCGGGTACGCTATTTGTCACGAAACTGATAAAAAAGCAGACCCCGTCGTTTATCATTGCTACAACGGGAGTATAGAACTATGAACGATTCAACGTATTTCATATTAGCTATGTTTTTTAATCACTGTAAAAAAGCGGCATTTTTAGGTGTTGTTCTACTATTGATATTCATTTTTTGGAGCTAACCCCATCATCAATATCATCAATATCATCAATTTTGGAGAAATAAAACATGATTAATCATATTAAAACACTGTCTGATTCTGATAATGTGAGTCTCACAGATCTTCTATATGAAGTTAAAACCGACGGTTTATATGATGGTTGGGGTGTTTGTTGGAGCTGGCTGTTCGCTATATCTGATTACATGATTGAGTATGAAGTAGAAGTACCAGAGTATTGGCAACACAGGCAAGTGATAGCGGGTGGTAATCATGATGCGTATGAGTATCAAACATTATGTAAGCTTAAGCCGAACGACGTTGTGCTAATTAGATTGGCGGACATCATGTGGCGCTATAGATCTAAGTTGTTAGCAGTAAACAAGGAGTATTAGAGATGGATATAGTAGTGATTCTTATCATGTGTTGCGTGTTTCCACACATAGCAACTTTCGTCGTTATGTGGTGGTTATGGGTACTGTTCAAGAAATAAACATGAGATAACCATCTCAATATAAAATAAAACCTCTTAATTGAGGTTTTTTTATGTCTGTAATCTAAGCAATCTGACATCACCTATAAGCAGCGTTACTATATAGCTATGGTAGCGGATGTTCTTAACTTCATCTTGTAATACAAGCTCACAATAACACGTTGGCGTGCGTATCTGATAGGGGGTGCCCTATGTAGGTTCTTTCTCAGTTATGCTCCGTGTGCAGGGGCGCAGACTCGCGCGCTCCGTAGACTCAGAAAGAATCACTTAACTAATTCAACTGATTTCTTGTAAACGAATCAGAAAAGTGATTTAATACCCCTTGGTTGAAATGAGCTAAAAGTGAAAAGATGAAATATTTGGGATCTAAAAATAAAATTTCAAAATCTATATTGAAATTAATACTGTGTGATCGAAAAGTTAATCAATATTATGTTGAACCGTTTTTAGGAGGGGCTAATTCTATGTCGAATGTTACTGGTAATAGAATTGGTGGTGAATTTAATTGTTATATTGCTAAGATGTGGGTTGCTTTAATTGAAGGTTGGCAACCTAAATATATAACTAAAAACGAATATATCGAAATAAAAAACAATAAGGATTTTTTTAGTCCTTATTTGGTAGGTTGGGTGGGAGTAGCCTGTAGTTATTCAGGTAAGTGGTTTGGTGGATATGCTGGCGTTGTAAAAACTAAGAATGGCGTTAGGAATTATCAAAATGAGGCATTTAAAAATTTAAGTGTGCAACTTCCTAAATTAAAAGGTTTGAGAGTTTCGTTTTCAAGTTATGAAAACTTAATTTTCCCAAAAAAAAGTATAATTTATTGTGATCCTCCTTATAACAATACTACTGGATATACAAATTTTTTTGATAGTTTTGAATTTTGGAAGTGGTGTCGAATAAAAACGAAGGAAGGTAATAAGGTTTTTATTAGTGAATACAATGCCCCTGATGATTTTAAATGTATATGGAAACAAACCGTTAAAAGTTCGTTGAGCGCCAATGGAAAAAGTGGTTTTAGTAAGCAAAGTGTTGAAAAACTGTTTATTTATGATGTTTAAAAAACAAAAATTAGAGTTGGTTTTAAGCCTAACTAATATAAGAAGCCCCTCAATGCTGATGGCTTTTGAGTTACATTACATTACCAAAATGCCATTAAGGCAAGTTGTAAAATTCACAGGAGTTTCTAATTCCAACTTCTGCAAAGCTAATCGAAAATATTTAGAAACTCTAACCCTTGTTGATCGAATCATTAATTTGAAAGGAAGTAGTAATGCCTAAACCCCCGGTAGCACCAGTTGCTAAATCTATTGTTGCTTCCCCACCTAAAGCTAAACCTATTGGTAAAGTTGGAAACAAGACTGGTGAGGTCGTATCCATGAAATCTCTATCGTATTTGATGGGAGTAACACCAAGAACAATTAAAAACTGGACTCTTGATGGTATGCCGTGCGAAGAACAAGAACATGGTAAATCTTGGTTATTCGATTCAGCAATGTGTTTCAAATGGCGAATTCAAAAAGAAACTGAAGATGTCAAATCTCTATATGAAGGAATGTTTGATCAAAAGAAAGTGTCAAAAGAAGAAGCTGTAAGAAGAACGGCTGTTGCCAAAATGTATATGGAAGAACATAATTTAGAAAAAGAATTAGGTCAGGTGGCTGTTATTGATGATTTGATTATTAATTTTGCAGCAGTTTTGAGCAGAGTTAAAGGAAAGTGGGTAGGTATGACTTCGAGGTTATCAGGACAACTTGCACATAAAAATCAAGATGAGGTTGAAGAAATTTTAGAAATCGAGATTGAAGAAGCATTAGGGGAGATGACAGATTATGAGCACACGTTTATTGATTCCGACAAATGAAGAAAAGAGAGTTAGAACTACTGATTACGCAAAGAGGAAGATCACACGTTTAATTAATGAAGCCATTCAAAAAAACTTATCGCCACCTCCTAAATTAAACCTAGTCGAGTGGGCAGATAAATATCGATACTTACCTAAAAACTCTGCTGAGGATGGGCGATGGAAAACAAGCCGAGTTGAAGCAGCAAGACAGCCGATGTTATCCGTTTCTAACCCTGATGTTAAAGAAGTTACGGTGATGAGCTGTGTGCAATTTATGAAGACTGAGTTAATGATTAATACTGCTCTGTTTTACATGCACCAAGAACCAAGCCCAATCATGTATGTTGCTCCAAAAAAGGAAACGGCTGAAGCATGGTCAAAAGAAAGGCTAGTTACCTCTGTTGATTCTACCCCTGTAGTGTCAAATATTTTCACAGAAAACAGAAGGGGCCAAGGTAATACGATTACACAAAAGCAATTTTCTGGTGGGCAAATATCAATTGTTTCAGCTCGAAATCCTACAGACTTAGCAATGAGAGCCGTTAGAATAATGCTGTTTGATGAGATAGATAACTACCCAACGAATGTTGGTGCTGGCGAAGGTGGTTCCGGTGGTGAAGGAGATCCAATTTCGGTTGCGTGGAAAAGATCTACAACTTACGGTAAAAGAGCTAAGAAAATTTCAGCTTGTTCACCAACGGTTGCGGGTCGTTCTCGTATCGAACAAGAGTATAAAAAATCAAATCAAAACGTTTTCTTTCAAAAGTGCCCGTATTGTGGGAATTTTAAGGTTTTAGACTGGACAGACGTACTTATTCCAAGAGAAGAAAAAACAGGAGATTTTATTCATGATAAAGCTGCGATAGTTTGCAAGCAAGATGGTTGTGGAACATTGTGGAATGAGGGAGATCGGCACTACTCAATTAAACATGGTTATTGGAAATCATTAAAACCAAAAGTTACTTGGCATCACGGTTATAAAGTTAGTGCGTTAGCATCCCCTTTTACACCCATTGTCGAGCTTGCAAAAGAGTTTGTTGATGCACAAGGGAATCCTGAGGATTTAAAAGTATTTTACAATACAAGAATGGCAGAAACTTGGAAAGAAAAAGGTGAACAACCAAATTGGGAACGCATTTATGAAAGAAGAGAAACTTATCCTCCTGAGATTATTCCAGATGGAGCATTAATGATTACTTGTGGTGTTGATGTGCAAAAAGATTATTTAGTTTACGAGACGGTTGGATGGGGAAGAAAAAAACACTCTTGGTCAATTGAAAAAGGAATTATTGATGGTAACATTTCTGACGATGATACCAAGGAAAGATTAGCTAACTTTTTAGATAGGACTTACCCTAATTCTAAAGGTATTGAAGTGCCCATTATGAAAGCGTGTATTGACTCAGGTTATAATACTCAAGAAGTCTATTCTTTTGTTCGCAGCTATGGTTCTAATAGAGTGGTGTCTGTGAAAGGTGATAGCGTAGGCAATTTGAAGACAATTATTGGTACTCCATCGCTCGTTGATGTGAACATTGACGGTAAGAGGATCTCAAGAGGTTTAAAGAATTGGATGGTTGGTTCTGCTGTGATAAAAGAACAATTTTACAGGTGGTTGAATTGTAAAAAACCTACTGATGAAATGCTTAAAGCGGGAGGTGATTTTCCTACTGGATATTGCCATTTTCCTGAGTATGACGAAGAGTTTTTTAAGCAATGGTGCTCTGAACAGTACATTCAGCAAACCGATAATCGTGGCTACAGCCGTTATATTTGGGAAAAACTCAGAAAAGATAACCATTTTTTAGACTGTCGGGTTTACTCGCGCGCTGGTTCTGCTATGCTACAAATTGACAGAATGACAGAAAGTGACTGGATTGACCTTGAAACGGAATGGGGAGTAGCTCGAAATGAAGTGCAAAAACCAATCCCAACGCAAGTTCCTGAAGCTCGTAAAACTGGTGTTCAAAGACGATCAAACTGGATAAAGAGGAAGCAATGAATCAACAACAATTAGATAAGTTGGAAGCGGCTTACTCAAGCGGAATTCTAGAAGTTAGAGAAGACGACACTTGGTTGAAATTTAATTCAATGAGAGATATGAGAGTTGCAATTCGTGAAGCTAAAATTGATATAGCCAATGCTAACGGTTTAGGTACTCGTTTAGTGTCCACTTCTAAAGGGTACAACTAATGCGAAATCCTATCGATGTAGTTATCGAAATTGTTAACCCGAAAGCCGGACGTGAACGCGCTCAAGAACGAATGGCTTTAGCTGTTGCTTTAGGCACAACCAATAAGCGCGAATATGACGCGGCAACTTCGGGTAGAAGAAACGGGGCGTGGTGGAGACCAAATACGTCTGCCGCTCAAGAAGCTTCGAAAGCGGTTGATAAATTAGCGAATGCAGGACGTGAATTAACTCGTAATAATCCTTTAGCCAATCGTATTCCTTCGATCTGGGCAAATAATGCGGTTGGTCGTGAAGTTTCTTTAGAAGCTTACAACTTTGAAGCGAAAGCTGATGCTGAAAAATTTAACACTGATTGGGATACATGGGCAGACTCTACTGACTGCGATTTTGAAGGCCACAATAATTTAGGTGGATTGCAATGGTTGTGGATGCATACTGTTGCTGAATCTGGCGGTGTTTTTATTCGTCGTCACGTTAACAGAGCGAAGCATTTAAACTTCCCTTTACAACTACAAACTATTGAGCAGGATTATCTTGATAAAAGCAAGTCTAGTATAGGTGAAAGCGATACTACTATTGATGGTATAAAATATTCTAACCAAGGGCAAATTTTAGGATACTGGTTTCTTACTGAACCCACCAACACTAAACTGGGTAAACCTCCTAAATCTAAATTCCATAAAGCACGTAATATAATTCATATTTTTAGAAAGAAAAGAGCAGGTCAACATTTGGGCATTACGTTTCTTCATTCTAACGCAACAACTCTGCATAATTATGATACATATAAGGACGCAAAACTATTGCAACAACAAATCGCAGCTTGCTTTGCTTTAATTTTTGAAGGAGCCGAAGGAGCAACAACGACTAACCCTAATACGAAAGGCACAAGTACAACTCCTGATACTATCGAGCCTGCCATGATTGAGCATGTCAAGGCTGGAACAAAGGCGTACACTGTCACACCGCCTAAGGCGGATAATTCAACGGCGTTTGATATAGGTTTGAAAAGAGATATTGCGGTAGGTTCAGGCATCACTTATGAACAATTAACAGGCGATTATTCACAAGTCAATTTTGCTTCTGGTCGCATGGGTAAAAATGAGTTTTATCAAGAGTTAGATACTATTCAATACCACACTTTGAAACCTAAGTTTGATTTGATTGCAAGATGGTTCAACGATATTCATTCAATCAAAAGTAATACTAAGAAAATGAAATTTGATTGGACGTTTCCGCCACGAACGTCTGTTAATCCGGGAGAAGAATTCAAAGTGTTAATGGCTAAAGTTCGTCACGGAATGATGAGTCCTAGAAAAGCTTGTAAAATTTTAGGAGAACGTTTAGAAAAAGTTGTTTCTGAATGGGAAGAGGATAAAAAAGTTATGGGAGATTTAGCACTTGATATTCGTCCAGATCAATTTTCTTCAGCGGGGAATCAGTTAAATGTTGATGATGCAGCAAGTTCAAACGCAGAAAGTGTTAAGGCAAAACCAAAGCAAGGCTCTGAAGAAGAAGAAAAAGAAAATTTTAAGAAAAAATAAACCTAAACTTTAATCTAGGAGTTTGCAAAATGAAAGATACAGTAGCATCCGTTACAGTAAGTGGAGCAGCAGGGGTTACCGTCGCAACGGGCACTCTCGCAACAATAAACCAATATGCTCCGCTGATCGGAATATGTATTTCGCTAACCTCGTTACTTTTTGCAGTAGGTTTTTATATTGCAAATCATAGAAAAGAAAAAATCAAAAATGAAGAATATCTTTTAAATTTAAAAGAACAGCTTCGTGCTGAAATTCTTACTGAAATTATAGGGTCAGAACGAGGTTAAAATATGGCTGTTGATTTTCAAACAGTTAGTGTAACGGCTGTCATAAGTGCAGGCAATACCTCGGTTACACTAACTGAGGGAGTTGACTATACATTACCGACAGGCCCAGCTAATGGTTGGTTTGCTGAGATATCAAATAACAATCATACTGGCATGGGAGATATCTCATCCGGTAAGGCAAACCAAAAAGCACAAAATTTTACTGCATGGATATCGTCTCAAACAGCAGGATCTATAGTAATAACCCGCGTAGGCACACTTGGTTCTACGCGGGTGGATTTTCAAATTGTTGCATATATTGGTGTCTCCGGCGGTAATAATGAGATAATTGTAAGAGAAACTGGCGTATTAACAGCAGCAGGTGTAGCAACAACAGCAAGCACTGTGGTTTCAGGCATAGTAGACACAAACGATGTAGTGCCTTACTTAACGGGTAGTGGTACAGACTATGGTTTCAAATCGTTAGTCCATGTTGGAATGTCTACGTTAACTATTGCTGGAAGTACCCTCACAGCCACGTCTAGAGGGCAATTCGATACTAATTCCAGCTACGCCATTGTTGAATATGTAGGAATAAATTGGACTGTAAATAGCGAAAATTATACCCTAGCGGATACACCCTTCACCCTCACTAATCCTGTAGCAGACTTGACTAAAACGTTCATACACACCCAAACTAGATGTACCAATGCTAATGGTCAGCAAGGTCTTGATGATGTGTCCTTCAGAACTTGGCTAACCTCTACAACACAGTTAGCCGTAGATGCACAAACCAATAACTTAAGTAACGAGAAAAGTTGCCAGACGTACATTGTAGAAAATTCTGCAAGCGGCGAAGAAGCTATGATTGTTCAAAGAGTAACCGGAACTACAATGTCTGGTGCCGGTGAAGAAGAAGTTATGGACATCTCCATAACTACTTTAGGTCAACTGAACAATGCTTCACTAAATGGATTAGGCGCGGATAGTACTGGGTCTGGCACCGCTTTCCCAAGAGGCTTCGTAAGTTTTGCTATTTTAGATGATAGCACCGTAAGAATCAAACAATCTGACAATGGTCAAACGACTATAGTAGATTTTGAAGTTGTTAGTTGGCCTCAAACCTCAGCGTCTACAGATACAATTACTACTGATTATAATGTTAATTTAGCGTTATTAGATAGTAAGAATACTGATTATTCTGTAACCTTAAATCTTTTAGAACAAATAAATACTGATTATAATGTTAATTTAGCGTTATTAGATAGTAAGAATACTGATTATTCTGTAACCTTAAATTTACGTGAGTTAATTCAGAAAAACTTTGATTTCAACTTAAATTTATTAGAAGAACATACCGTCGATTTTAATGTTGTCTTTAACTTATTAGATGAGGTAACGAAAGATTATATTATAACATTAGAAATGCTTGGTTGGATTGATAAAAACTTTGACTTTGTTATTTCGATGGGGGATATTACTGTAATTCCTCAACATTATTTAATTGGCGTCAGTACTGCTGTTGATTTTTCGTCGGATAAAGTGGAAACAATTATTATTTAACAAGAGGGTTAAGAAAATGGGTGTTTTAGCAAGTGAAGTAAGTGTTTATAAAACGACTAATAATTTAGGTGGCGCGATAACGGGTGTTGGATCTGTTAGTGGAGTCGCTGATAATTTATTTAATGTTTTTTCGGGTGCAGAAACGTCAGCAGGAGGTACTTTTTATGCATGTGTTTATGTTAGAAACGAAACTGTTGATGTTGGAAATCCTGTTGCTCAAGGTTTAGAGGTTTTTATTGACAGCATTACTGTTCATGCAGGTGCGATTTTGTCACTTGGTTTAGGATCTGCGGCAATAGATGCTGTTGAACCAACAATTGCTAATGAAAACACAGCGCCAGCAGGCGTTACTTTTTTCTCTGAAGCTGACGCAGAAGATGTTGACGATAATTTAATTATAGGCGATCTTCCTGCTAACTCCTTCAAGTCATTTTGGATCCGTGCAGTTATTGACCCAGCTACGGCGGCTAAAGCATCCTTGGTTATGTCACTTAAATTTAAATTCGATTCTGTAGAGTAAAAAGAAAATGAATAAGCCGATCAGTTTATTTCGTGGTGATAGTTCCGATTTGGTATCTGTTCGGCCCAATCTTAAAGAACCAACGGAAACAATTTCTTCTGATTGGATTTGTCGGACGATGCTAGTTGATTCTAGTGGAGTAGAAATTATTGCGTCTAGAATTGAAAACGTAAAGTCTGAGGATGGGTTGACTTTCATTATAAGTCTTTCTCCTGCTGATACGTTGGCGATAACCGTTGGTGTTGATCAAAAATACACGACTGTAGATTGGGTTGTCCAATTATCAAACGATCAATTAGTTCCTGCTTATAGCAAAGAGAAACGATTGAAAATCTTGGTTCGTGAACAGGCTATTATAGCTTAATTTAAGGAGGATGAAATGCGTCCATTAGTACGAAAACATACCATGAAAAAGAAAAATCTTTCAGGAAATTTTATTCCTGAGACTGTAGATCTTAAGGCCAGAACGGTTGAAGTAAGTTTTACTACAGGGGAAGGAGGTAGACGAATTGATTGGCATCAAGGGACCGAATACATCGAAGAACTAGCGGTTGACGCTATTGCTGTTAGAACTGATCGTCTCAATAAAGGACTTTCAGTTTTAGATTCACATATGACTTATAGCGGTATTGATAGTGTTTTTGGTATCACTGAAGATTATCGTTTTGAAAACGGAGAGCTTATTGGCACTGTTAGATTTGCTGAAGATGAAATGTCCGATAGTAGATTTAAGAAAATTGCCAGTGGTATCTTGCGTCATGTCTCATTAGGCTATAAGGTGCATAAGTATCTGAAGTCAAGAGGCGAAGACGATAAACTCCCAACTTACTTGGCTGTAGACTGGGAACCAACGGAACTTAGCTTTGTCCCAGTAAGTTTTGAGACTACAAACGGTGTTCGCGCTGAACAACGTGAAAATGAACCAACCTACTCGGTTGAAATTGAGGAAACTAATATGAATAAGCAACAACTAGCTAGGCTTGCATTTTTACAAGGTTCAGCTACCCGAAGCGCTGAAGATGAAATTGAGCTTACAAACTTAACCCAGTTACGTGACAGTACTGTCACTGCACCTGCGGCTACTGTTGAAACGGCTGCCCCAGTTGTAAGGCTTGAAATTGCTCCTGCTGCTCCTGCGGCACCTGCGGCACCTGCGGAGCAGTCTCGCGAAGAAGGCACGCCTGTTGATGCTGCATTAATTGCACAACAAACGCGCCAAGCTCTCCCTATCATGGTCGCCGCATGTGCTACGGCGGGTCTTACCCGTGATTTTGCCGATAAAGCTTTTGCTGATGGTAAAAATGTTGATCAATTCCGCGAGCTTTTGCTTGCTGAAATGGCAAATGCTGACAGTGAATTTATCATATCAAGTCAAGGTGTTGATTTGAATTCTGATAATCGTTCTGATGCGAAACAAAACGAAATTGATGCGGCTGTAAAGGCTCTGATGTATCGTAGCGGTGATGATACAGTCGAACTAACGGATGCGGTTAGAAAATATCATGCACAGCCTCTTTTACAAATCGGACAAATGTTCGCAGGTAATTCAGGTCAAAGAAATTTGCTAGGTGCTTCACCCATGAAACTTGCTTCTCGCGCGTTACATACAGGTTCAGACTTTCCTTTGATTCTTGAAAATGTAATGAACAAAAACTTGAATGTTGGTTATGTTGAAACGCCTCAAACCTTTAGGGATTTGGGACGTAGAACTACACATAATGACTTCAGAGAACGTCATACTTATACGCTTGGTGATGCACCTAACCTTTTACCCCTTGGTGAAAATGGTGAATACAAAGCGGGTACATTCTCAGAAGGAAAAGAGAAGTATGGTTTGGGAACATTTGCACGCAAGATTGGTTTCTCTCGTCAAATGTTAGTCAATGACGACATGGGCGCCCTTGATAGAATGCCTATGATGTTTGGGGCCGCCGGTTCTCGTTTGGAATCAAATATCGTTTGGGGATTAATTCTAGGATATGATTTCTTTATTGGTGCTGCTAATCCTACATTAATGAACGATGGTAAAGCGTTATTTCACGTTGATCACGGAAACTTGTTAGACGCAGGTTCTGCGATGTCTGAATCTGCGTTATCTGCTTTACGGTTGTTAGGTCGCCAACAAAAAACTTTAGATGGTAACTATATGGACGTTGCGTTCAATCAACTCGTTATTCCTGCGGATTTAGAAACCACGGCTGAAAAACTTCTTCAGAATAACTTCGTTGCAGCAAAATCAATTGATACCAACAGTTTCATCAATAAGCTTTCCTTCAGAATTGAACCACGTCTTGCTGCGGTTTCTACTTCTGCATATCTTGCTTTCACAAGTTCTAGAATAATTGATACTTTCGAGTATGCTTATTTAGCAGGTGAAGAAAACATGATGGTAGAAGTTGTTAATTCTATTGATGTTGACGGTATGCAAGTTAAAGTCCGCAAGGATTTTGGAGCAGGGATGAATGATAGTAAAGGTATTTCAAAAGCGACTGGCGCTGCTTAATCTTTTTATTAGTCGTTACTAATCTAGCGGCTAATAATTTTTATTTTTAATTATTTCGAGGTTAAATATCATGAAAAATTATATTCAAGACGGTAACAAACTGACAATAATTGCTGCGGCAGTTATGGCTTCAGGTGAACCACACTTGCACGGTGCTTTAATTGGTGTTGCTAGTACTGACGCTGCTATTGGTGAAAAAGTTGAACTTGAACTTGTTGGTGTTTTCGAATTCACTAAAGTAACGGCTAACGCTCCTGCTGAAGGCGATATTGCATACTTGGTTAATGGGACAACTAATGTTAGTACTAGCTCAGCAGCCGCTACAGCAATGGGACATTTCACCAAAGCGCAAATTAACGGTGATACAACCTGTGAAGTTAGACTAAGTAATTAATGTCTAATTTCGCAAACCTAATGAGCACAGCAGCTAAGTCGGTCTCTGACCTTCTTGGCTCGCTTTGCTATTACATCACTGAAGAAGGTGAAATAATTGAAGCAACAATAATCGTAAAAAGAAATCAAATTGTTAGAGATGATTTTGGAATGATTGCTGGTTATCAATGTACAGCAAGCATTTTAAAATCAGAACTTTGTGAAGTGAACAATCAAGAAACGTTTACTGATACTGAAACGGGTATCGAGTGGCGCGTGATTATGATAACAAAACAAACGTCTGCTAAATTTTATGTTGATATTATCGAGGTTGGAAATGGCCGTCTATAAAATTGAAAATCTTGGTAAACTTTCTGCTAAGTTAAAAAAGAAATCATCAACAGTTGATAAAGCGGCAGTTCTTGCAATCAACAAATCAGTAACGTTTGCTATTAGAGAATCAATTGACCAAATCACTAAAGAAGTAAATCTTCAACCAACTTATCTTCGCAAGAAAATTCGAAGGATAGGGCGAGCTAAGGTAGGAAATTTGCGCGGAGTTGTTGGAACAAGCGATAGACAAGTCCTTTTGGCTCGGTTTCCACATATCAAAACGAAAGAAGGGTTCAAAGTGGCGATCAATGCCCGGGAAGGTTACAAGGACATTAAAGGGGCTAGATTAATGAGATTGAGGAGTTCTGGTAGTCAAGCAATCTCAATCACAAATAAAGCTGCTTACGATGCAGCTCTTGAGGGTTTAAGTTCTGGTCAAGGATCAACGTCAGGAAAAACCAAAAGGACGGCTAGGCTTCAAAATAGAGCCAAAATGAAACCGTATGGTAGGACACCTTTAAGTTCTAGAAGTCCTACTCAGTTGTTTCTTTCTACTCGTGAAGAGATCCAACCAGCGGTAACGTCTTTTATGCGTAGAGAATTTTTAAAAGATTATCGGAGATTAGATCGTGCCTAAGATTGATGAAATAATCGAAGAGACTTTTCAACCTGCTCTTGAGTCAATTTCTGTTATTAACGGTTATCTGAATAATACAACCGTTCTGTCCGGTTACATGGTTCATTATGCTAATGATTTGCTTGATCAAAACAACGATATTAAATTTCCCTGTATAGCTTTTGAACCGGTTATGGATAAAGTCGAACAGGGACGTACTGGAAAAATAGCTAAGATAGGTCGAGTGTTTAAAGTGGTTGGAGCAATCGATGCTCGAAAACGAAAACTTGTAAATAAAAATTTAAACTCTTTAGTCAATGATGTTCGCAGAGCAGCGACAATAAATTGGTCTGAAGAAAAAACGAAAGCAGAAAGCGTTATTATTGGGGATTGTGAATACGCTCTTCCTAAAACTACCAGTCAGTATGCTTATTTTGAAATGACCATCACGGTTAACTATGTAGAGGAATGGAATTAATGTTTAAAATAACCCCCCTTGGAAATAATGTAATAGTTAGGATCCTAGAGAAAAAAGAAAATAAAGAAGGGCTCATTGTAATACCTGATGCACATGTTGCTGACTCAACAATTGCTGAAGTAATGATCCCTCCTGTTTACAGTTATCATCCTAACGGAGATATAAAAACGTCAGTACTTAAAACAGGAATGCATGTTCGCTTACCTGTTGGGAAAATTGGTACTGAATTACCCGAAGCACCGGATGGGGAGAAATGGTTGTCTGTTCCTGAAGATTGCTTATACTATATTGTTGAAAAACAGGAGAAAACATCATGACTGATACAAAAGCCCCAACGGTAAATTCTGGTGAACCAAAAATTACTGCTGAAAAACAGAAGCCTTCTAAAGGTAAAAAACAGTGCGTAGTTAAATCTCCGTTTTTGTTTTCTGATGGAAAAGATAAAGCTGTTGGAAATAAAGTCTCATTATCTGCGGTTGAAGAGGAAGACTATCGCAGACGAGGTTTAGTTTACTAAACTAATTACCTGTTTTTCAATCAAAAATCAAGCTGAGGATGTCAAAATGTC